TCTTCACCGACTTGTGGTTGACGGGACTATCGCGGTCAAAGTTGTTTGGGAAGTATATTACACATATGTTACTAGAGTTGAACCAACCAGTGTTTCGGAAAAGGGAGAGATAAAGAATAAAGTGATTTATGACCATATTCGCCGGGAACGCGCACGGTGGATTATTAAAGATATAGATTATGTATACCCGACATTCAACGCGGAAAACGAACAACGTGCTGATATTATTGAGGAAGTATACTTCAACCTTCCCATGCTTCGTGAGATGAAAGCCAGAGGTCAGTTGCTTCCCGACATTGATGTTGAAGATTTAGAAAAAGAAGTTGATAAAGGATTTGATCCCGGTGGCACAATTCGTCAGCGGCTTGAATCTTCTGGAATTGAATCATACTATGCTCGGCGTGATAGTTATCCCGTCAAATGTTATGAAGGCCAGATTGCATACGATATTAACCATGATGGGGTAAGAGAACAATGTGTATTCCTCTGCCTCGCTGATGCTAAGAACGAAAAAGGATACCTTGCAGGCAAACCACTCCATACAGTATCCCGTATTGGCAAGAAATCATGGCTTATTCGTCCATTCCTCCGCCGCCCCGGACTTATTTATGGGAAAGGTATCCCTGAACTTGTTCGACATCTTCACAAAGAAATGAACGCTATCCATAACCAACGCATTGATGCTGGGAATATGGTTATTGCTCCATTCTTCTTTTATCGTGCAGGTTCGGGGATGCAACCCGAAACTCTTGAAATCGGGCCTGGTATGGGTATCCCCCTTGATGACCCGCAACGTGATGTGTTCTTCCCTAATTACAACGCAGGACGGCTTACAGTATCGTTTCAAGAAGAGAATATCGTGATGGATTTGATTGAGAAACTTACTTTCCTTACCCCCGCCATGCTTGGTCGAGAAACGGCATCAAGACCTACAGCGCGCGGAACACTTGCAGTTATTGCTCAAGGTGAACAGAAGTTCGGACTCCTTGCAGCTCGTGTTCAACGAATCTTCAGTGACCTTATCACAATGACTCGTCAGCTTTATGAAGAGAATATGCCGCCTGATATTCAGAAAAGAGTACTTGGAAAAGACGGTAACCCTGTATGGGGAATGTTATCACCTGAAACTATTGCAGGCCAGTATGACGCTATGATGGAGATTGATTTAACTGCTGGAGATATTGCGTTTGAGAAACAAGCCGACCAGTTGATTTACCAAACATTCATCCAAGACCCGACAGTTCAGACCAACCCTTCGTTCATGTGGGAAATTAAAGCCGGATACCTTCGTTCACTCAACAAGAAAGATATTGAGAAATATATTGGCCCCAAACCCGATATGGGAGTCAACGAAGGCGACGTTGATGATGAGAACATCATGGTTTCTCAAGAGATGAACCCCAAGATCAGTCCTCAAGACGATCACGTGCAACATATGAACGGACATTCAGAGTTTAAACGTGAAATGGGGAGAAGTTTAACTCCCAACGCCTCACGAATACTAACAGAACACATTTTAGAGCATAGATTGGCGTATTCTGAAACAATACAACAACAAGCTCTTGTGAATCAAGGAGGTGGAAATGCTGGACAGTCTCAAAATCAAGGTAAGTTAAATCCTCCACAAATAGGATTAATGCAGGGGCCTAGAATAGAAAATCAGAACCAACCTCAACAACAGGTTCCACAAGGAAATATTAATGCCCAATAAAGAAAAATATTGGAAAACAAAAAAACCTTGTCCCAATTGTGGTAATTTAATAGCATCTACAAGTAAACAATGTGTTCAATGTAATAGAAAAGAATTAAGACAATATCCGCATGATGAAAACATAAGTTCAAAGGCATATCAGTATATTAGAGATAATGGTCAAAGACAAAAATTACGAAAAAGAGTATTTGATAAACTCGGACACAAATGTGTTATTTGTGGATTTGATGATAAAAGAGCACTTCATATAGATCATAAAAATAATGATGGGTATAATGATAGAAAATTAGTTCCATGTTCAATGAAAAGATTTAAAGCTGTTTTAGCTGATACTAGCAATAAGTATCAGATATTGTGTGCAAATTGTAATTTTATTAAAAAGCATAATGTTCTAATTGAGAAAGTGGAGAAGAAATATGGAATCAAGAAGAATAAAGATTGCTTTACAGGAATTGCTAGCACATCCGGGGTGGAAAGTATTTGAGGCCCTCGTGTTGGAGGATCGCCAGGGGTACAGCAGCCTCAAAACCCGGCTGCAGGAGGAACTGGAGTTGGCGGGTAGGACAGGTGATACTATTCGTTCAGCCAGTACTGCCGGAAAACTTGAGTTAATCAAAACAATGCTTGAACTTCCACAACGGGAGTTTGAGAAACTTTAGGCGCTCGATTCAATCAAACTATACATGGTTTGTGCGATAGAGAAAGGAGAAGGAAGATGAGTGATGAACCTATTAAAGAGGGTCAAGAAAGCGGTAAACCGAACTTACATATACCTGATTATTCGGCAGATAATCTCCCTAAGAACAAAGATGAATGGAACCAGCTCAGAGAAGCCGACCCGATAAAATGGGGTACGCTTACTCAGGCGAACATGGACTCAACGTTTCGCCAAAACAGAGAGCTTCAGGAGAAAGTTACTGGGTTTGAAAATAAGATTAACAATATTACAGTTGAACTTGAACGGTACAAAACTCAGCGGACAGATATACCACAACAGCAACAGCAAGCTCAACCAGAGGTAACTCAGCCATACAGTACGGTTAATTTACCAAAAAATAAAGAGGAATGGGATAATCTCGCAATTGACGACCCAATTCTTGCAGTTGATTTAAGACAGCACGCTAACAGTCAAAAAATAGTACAAAAAGAAACATTTCAAACATCTCAGGTAGAATCACGGAAGGTTGTTCAAGGCGAACATCCCGATATGTACTTACCTGATTTAGATACAAGTGGACAGCCCAAGAAGGATGAAACTGGTAAGATCATCCGTCTTAAAGACGCAAACGGGGAACTGATATTTAATCCGAACTCGGAGAAAGGTAAAATCTTCGCAACAATCTTTGATGAGGACCCTACAATCCAGACTAACAGAAAAGCACCGACTTTAATCATGTCGGAAATGGAACGAAGGCTTCGTCAGAAAGGACAACAAGTGGTTAATAACTCAGATTCAACACGGCAACAGCAAGTAACCGAAGGCCAGGTTGTGCAAGATGGATTGCCGCCACCCGCATCAAACGTCGAGGTAAAGTATAAGTCCAACGAGGAAAAAGAACACGTTGAAAAGGGCATCAAACGTGGACTTTGGAAAGATGCAGAACAGTATGTTAAAGCCAGGGACGGCAGCCATACTGGGTTCGCAGAAGAAGGACGTGTGCCCGATTTTAGTAAAAAACAATAACAAATAGGGGAATTCTAATGTACTTAAGCAAGCTCATTAGTGGCAATACACCCTTTATTACCAATTTACCTGTATACCTCGCAACGGTTGCAAGTGGGCTTCGTAAAGGAGCTTTTGTGGTCGGTGGAGCTACTGGTTCAGCTGGAAGTATGACTATTTCGGTTGTAACCACGGCTTCAGTAGCCGCGAATTGTGCGGGAGTTTTGAACATTGGTAATAAAGAAGGTTATGATGATCCTGCTGACGGACAAGATGACGCGACAAGCGCCAAATCTTTCCGTATTCAATCGGATTACATAGCTGACCGTACTTGGTCAGCAGGTAACGATTGGCTTCCTACTATTGTTAATTCAGACGCACTGTATATGGCATTATACAGCACGACTACCGCTGCGGCGACAGTAAGCGATACTATAACGGAAAACATTACTGCATCAACAGGTACCTATATTACAGTTACGGGTGAACCTGATGGTCAGAATGTTGGTGGATTTATTTATTCTCATGATACTGATAGTACAGGAGCAGCAACTACGTATTCTAAATCTTTAAGATTTAATGGAAACGTTATTGATTCAAGTTCTATTGGTTTATTAACAGCAATGAATATCTCAACCGATTCTTCGTTAATTCGTTCTACTACGCCGGGTCATAAACTTACAATTATTGACACCAGCGCTAGATTCTTGCGTTCTGCAGGCGGGACAAGTGGTATTGGTTTAGTACTCCAGCTTATCGCAACAATGGATAATTATGGAGTCCATGACCAAGCCCCGATGCACCCTCTGCGGCAATGGGTTGATGATGGTTTGGATGCTTTGAGTAACTTCAAAATGTACGGAAAAGTTCTTTTCATGAACAGTTATTGGCAAAATAGTGCATAAATAAATTAAGGAGTTTAACCATGCCTCAACTAGCAGCTAATTGGCCGGATTTGACGGAACAAGATTTCCGTAAAATCTATTTTGATAAGTATATGGTCTTGCCTGCAATGGTCCCTGATTTGTTTAACGTACAAAAGTCAAATAACGCTTTTGAAAAGACGTCAGAAGCAGGTCAGGTGCCTGATTTCGAAGAATTTACAGGCAAAATTGGTGAAGTAAATCCAACTCCCGGATACGACAAGACTTATACGTTTACTGAGTATGCTCAGAAAATTGAAATCCAAAGAAAGATTGCAGCGGATGACAATTATCGTATTATGTCAAGGTATCCGAAGAATATGGCTACAGCAGCAAGTAGGTCAAGAGAAAAACTTGGGGCACAGCTTTACAGCCTCGCGTTCACTTTTGAACCTACGGATGGCGATGGCGCAGAACTTTGTGCCAGCGATCACGCTTCAAACGTATCTGGTGTATCTACTCAGAGCAACGAGGGAACATCTGCACTTAGTGCAGCTAATGTGGAAACAACCCGCATTGCTATGCACGCGTTTAGAGGTGATATTGGTGAAATGATTTCCGTTAACCCCGACACTATTATTGTGCCTCGCGCACTTGAACAGACGGGTTGGGAAATTATTAACACCAAAGGTAAAGTTGATACTGCTAACAACAACTCTAATTTCCATCAAGGGAAATATAAGTTAGTTGTTTGGGATAGACTTACTGATACGACTGACTGGTTTATGTCAGATTTCGATATGCAGAAGGAATATCTCTTATGGTGGAACCGTGAACCAGTTCAGTTTTTCCAGGACAAAGATTCTAATACTTTAGTAGCTTCTTATCTGGGTTATTATCGTGTTGGAACAGGCTGGGATGACTGGCGCTGGATTTATGGTCAGCTTGTATAAATGTGGGTAAACGGGGGGTAGTCTAAACCACTGCCCCCTACCCTCTAGTGGCGGTAAACCACGGTTCGATTCCGTGGAAGAGGATTAAAGGAGGTTTTTATTATGCCATGGACTAATTTACCCAATGGTATTTCGTTATCAACAGCAACCGGAGCCGTCGATGGAATTATTACTGGCGGAGATGCTTCGATAAACACACTTACTGCTGCAAGTGCGACTATTAATGGAAACGCAACTATTACTGGTGATGCAAGTATAGCTGGTACTGTTGTGGCAGCACACGGAAGTGTTTACGGGCCTAAAGTTGCTTTCATTGTTGGTGGAACTGCTGTTGTTGATTTATATAGTGTTGCGGTTACTTCATCACTATATGATTCAGGTGCGGCATTAAGAGTACCTTTTAAGTGTGTTGCGGAAATCATACACATTCAAGGCGCAACGACAGGTATTAACAGAGTAGTCAGAGTTACAGCAACAAGTGTAAGTACTGGTGCTGCGGTCACAACTTTAACAGTTGCATCTGTATCAAATGCTGGTGGTCAAGTTAACACAGCTATTGGCGCAACAGCGTTAGGACAAGGAAGTTTTATTCACATTACTTCCGCAGTTACAGCATCAGTTAATTCAGCAGAAATTATGATAAACCTAATACCAGTAGCATAATTAAAGGGGGATTAAGTTCCCCCTTACATCTTTTTATGACTGATACATTCACATTAAAAGAGAGAGAAGCTCTTCAAGTACTCTGTAATAAGTTTTCTCAAATCATCACTATAGATGAAAGAGAAAAATTAATTAAGGAAATTCAGAAGATTGGTGAACAAATAAGTCAACGTGTTGGTTATGATGTTGAAATAAACATTAGTGTTATCAATACAATGAATTATCTGACCGAGATTCTTAAGCAAATTAAGAACAAGAAGAACCCTGTTATTGGTGAACTCGGTGCTGATCGTGGGGCGTCAACTTTAACTATTGCTAAGTGGATAAGGAAAAATAAGTCTGGTAAGTTTATTGTTATTGAATGGTTTAAGGGTAGCAAGGGAGCAGTTCAGTCTGATATAGACGGACGTATCAAAAATGAGTTTCTCAACAGAATGAATGAATATGAAGATATTTATACCCTCATGCAGATGAGTTCTGAAGAAGCAGCAGTTAGAATAAAAGATAACACATTTGATTGGTTCTGGATTGACGCAGACCATCGGTACAGTTGTGTTAAAAAAGATATAGAATTATGGTATCCCAAGATCAAGAATAAAGGGATACTCGCAGGACATGATTACAATAATAAGAATTATGATGAGAAGTATATAGAGCAGGACATGGTAAACGACATTCATCATGGTGTCACGAAAGCCGTAAATGAACGATTCGGGATACCTAATTATTACAACAATTTTTGGTGGATAAGAAAAAAGTAAAAACTATTTCTGGCAAGGAGAAGACATGGTTCTAACCTTACTAATGATTTTAATAGCGGTGCTGTATTGGAGAGTTTGGGGTTTCCATTACATCATTGATGATATTGTCAGGCGTTGGGATTACCTTTACGTTGTCCCGCGAAGTTCACCACCACCTGAGTTCTACTCAGCACGGCCTAATCCTTGGCGGAATTTCCTCCCAGTAATCACTCACGCACTTAATGTTTGGTTACTCTATATACTGTTCGGGCCGATACCTTCATTACTTTTCCTCATTAACCCATTGAGCGTTAATGGTGCAGCATGGAAAACTGGTGGGTACTACTCATTCACAACATTTCTAGCATTAACCTCGTTCTTTTTCATACACCAATTCCCGATTACATTCAGTTTCCTTCCATTTGCTAACATTGCAGGAGCATTGGTTTCAACTGTATTCTTCACAGCAGCACTTGGGTCAACAATAATTTGTGTTGGGCTTCCGTTCTTATTCTTACTACCAATAAGCTCATACTGGGGATTAATCTTATTCTGGCCCCTAGTATTTTACCTATTCGGCCACAGATTCCGCACAGGGTATAAAATAAGAAACATGGGGAAGAAAGATACGACTACTTGGCGTAAAATCTTCTTAATGACCAAGGTTGTCGCTTATTACATTCGTTTATGCTTGTTTCCCAATAAACTTGCCTTTTTTCGGCAGTACGGGTTCGGATACATGAAGGAGAAGGGCGTCCGTGCTCGGTTGGAGTCGGCTGACGGTGAGTTTTGGTTTTCTTTACTAACGATTTTGGTCTTTTCGGTTGTTGGTTGGCATTTGTCGCCTTTGGGCGTTGTTTGGTTTTTTGTTACTATTGGTCCTTTCTCCCAGTTTAAGATTTTGGGCCAGTTTATTGCAGAACGCTACACATACCTTCCCAATGTTGGAATAGCATTAATTCTGGCCCCGTTATGTCAGAACCCAATAATTCTTATGATTGTATGCCTGCTTTACGCATACAAGACAATGAACTATATTCCGGCGTTCAGTACAATATCACAACTTTACATCCACGGAATAAAAGATCATCCAGATTGTATCAGCAACTACGCAAACCTTGGAGAACGATACCTTCATATTGGAAAACACCTTGAAGCTAAGAAGTTGTTTGAAAAAGGGTTGTTTCTTGAAAAATATTCATTCCTCTGCTTGGTAAACATAGCGGCGTATTTTAGCGTGATGACCAGTTGGGAAAAATCACTTTATTATACAGAAATGGCAATTAAACATGGGCCTCGGGAATTTGCAATCGTAGCACTTGCAAAACAACGAGTTGACTTACTTAAAATTATATTCCATGAACAAGGAATTGATAAACATATGCCAATAGACGTATGTATGGATGAAATGGAACCGGGAGATTCATTTGGAATTATTGAGGCAGTTAAAGCTATTAAACTTGGATATATAAAGGTAAGAAAATGCTCAAATGGTTCTCTAAAGATGTAAGTAAGGTTAAAAAGTGGTTTCATGAAATGCCGTGTCCTTATGGGTTATGCCCGAGTAATCAACCTTTTGACGGGGCGCATAAACCTAAACTCAAATTTATACAATCCGTTTCCCCACAATGTTATCAATACCGTTGTGAATACTGCCATAACCTTGTTAATATTGACGGGAACATTTTGGACAATAATGAGTACACTCATATGAAGAATCCTGCGCTTATGGGTGGTAAACCATCATATAGGTTCTTGAAATGATAATATTTACAAAAAACAGTGATACGACTTTCAAGCATCAAGTTGACCGTAAAGTTGCCAAACCTGTTGCACGCCGAGAAATGGCTGATAGGGTTAAGGAGGAGAAAGATAAAACTGGTGCGGAGTACAAGGGTAGAATTAACCAGGGTGATGCAATGAAGAATTATCGTGATTATAAACGGTCAATGGATAACACTATGCCTGAAACCCTTGATGGTATTACAAAAAGTAAAATGTGGAAACGGGCAAAAGAGTTGAAAGATATGTTTAAAGTTGGAATGTTGTCCCGTGATGAACTTCATCCGGTTAAACAGTTTGAAGTTAATGGGACAATCAAAACCGTTGTTGATGAAAGCAGAATGGCGAACTTAAATAGTGTTAATCGTAATGTCGCATGGAATAAGAAGAATGAGAAGTATGTGAAGGAGTTCAAGAATATCATGAGGCATCTTGATCCAGACAATCCACACGCGGGTGATGTTGAAAGATTTCGCCCCATCAGAAAAGGAAGGGCATAATGTTCAAACGTAATGACAATGATGTTGATAATGTCAAAGCAAGGGTGAGGAAAGAAGGTCGCCAAAAAGCGGCGACAAAAACAGCGTCTATAACAAAAAAAGCACCAGCAAAAACGTTGGCGCCAAAACAGCGGTTCGTGGAAATTCGGACAGAACCCGTGAAGAAAATTGAGAAGTTTAAAGTAAAAAAGATAGAAAAGAAAAAAGCGAATGTTGGGTGGAGTATCCCATCGAGTTTAAAGAAGAGGAAAAAAAGGAGTAGGAAATAATGGCAAATCTTTTAACAGGAAAAGTTTGGGCGCTCGACACAACGGATGGTCTTGTGACTAACAGCCCAGTCCCAATCCACAAAATCAGGGTAACTTGGAATACGGCATCTGCCGGATCAGTTTCTATTTCAACATCTAATTCCGCAGATATAATTCTTTATGCCGAAACTATAGCTCTTGCATCAGGCAACAGAGGACAGTTGACTCAGGAGTTCAGTATGGGCGACCAGACTTATAGCGGGTTACGGAAAATACTGACTGTGGGACTTACAACTATCCAAGTAATTACCGCAATCCCAAAATAATGCTTTTCGACAAGAAAAAGCACATTATCAAGATTAAGGGAAGTTCTGGACAGTTCAATACTGAAAAGATGCGGGGATTACTCCAACATCTTATAGTTCAGCCTTCCAAGAACGATACATCTTGGCGGTTACGGATTGTTGATAAATCCGCAGATGAGATTTACGATAGAACCCACACGGGTCGTCTTGATGATAAAGAAGGGCTTGCATTGGGAACGGATACTCAGGCCAAATTAACAGTCCTCATTTCCAATTTAAGCCAAAGCGATACCTTCAAAATAATCTTTTTCATAAAGGAGATACACTAATGTGGTGGAAACAGAAAGATTATTCAAAGGATATTCGGGAAATTCGGAATACTCTTATTGTTGTTAACAGTATGCTTTCCAACAGAAAGACGGAGAATGATGAAGCTCATACATATATTGGCGACCAAATTCATAATGTTAGAGATAGGGTTAAGAAACTCAATGATAGTGTTAAGGATCGCATTGAAGTTATGGATTCAGGAGTTGATGACAAACTTGTTGGAGTTGTCAAACTTGTTGAGAACAAAATACGAGTACTGGTTGGCGATACTGAAAAGTCGAGTATTATAGCGAACTTACTCAAACGAATTGCGGAACTTGAGCAGGTTAAAGAGTCTAGAGAGAAAGGTATGAACACCGAGGAAATCATTGCTAAACGTGATGAGATTCATAAAGAGTACCTTAAATCAGACCGTGAGGATAACCTTGATGTTAAATCTCAAGCCAAGCTCGATATACTGAACGAAATCTTAGGAGAATAATATGGAACCCTATGCGATGGAAACTCTAACAGTAACAAGTGCTGATGCTACTGTTGGGTTGACAACCACAACTTATCGTCCCGCGTCAGGTGGACTTCCTGTGAAATGGGCGAATGTATCAGTTGATGCTGGGCCAATAATTAGTTATGTCCAAACAAGTACGGTTACGGCTTCAAGCACTGTAGGCCACAAGATGACTGCGTTTATGCAGTTTGAACTTAAGAGTTTTGATGCAATTAGAAACTTTAGAACAACTTCAGTGAGCAGTGGCACACTTGCTCAGATAACGGTGACATACTTTCGATGAAAAAATTACCATACATACTTACCTTTCTTCTATTTTGCAGTACAACTGTTCTATTTTGCAGTACAACCGCTTATTCTCAAGGCCCACTTCTTCTTATAGAGGAAGAGGATGGTGACCCCAGTGTTGCGGCGTATAAACTTAAAGTACCCAATACGACTCTAACTAATAATAATGATGGGACAGCATCTTATGTCGCAGCCGGAGCAACAGAGGTAAATAATCTTGAAACAATTACTACTGGTATTGCAGATGATGAAATTCCAGTTGGTACAACTACGAATACAGTTGTTTATAAATCGGTGCCGGATTGTGATACTGCTGGAACAGATAAACTTCTTTATGATACCACTACAAATTCTTTTAGTTGTGGAGTAGATCAGGACAGTGGTGGTGCAACCGCTTGGGATGATATAGGCGACCCTGACAATGACGGATTAACAACAATAGACTTTGACCATGCCTCTGAGAATATTCTCCTTACTACTGCTTATGATGCGGCGGGTTCTTTCTTTACGATAAATGATTCTGATGCTGACGTAGCAAACCAGATGTATTTATTAGACCTTAATTATAGCGTAGATGACGACCAAGTTCTTGCTGATTATTTCAGGTGTCAAGATGCGGGGGGAACGGTCTTTTCAATAATGCAAGATGGCGATACTGAAATATATGGTGCTTTAGCGGTTGGTTCAAATTTACATCCAACCATAAGTGTTAATGGAGTAACTAAATCTATTCAGTTTGGCGT